GAATCGCTTTAACGTCGCGAAGACGGCTCTTGCTGAAGGAGCGGGGGAGCTTAGTGGTGACACTAATGAGGGAAGGATGGATCGGCCAAGACGGAGAATGGCAGATTAGAGAGCCCACTGAAGAAGGTAGGCTGTAGGGAAAAGGTTTGTTTTGTTTTGTTTTTTTTTTTTTTCTTTTTTTTTTTTTTTTTTTTTTTTTTTTTTGGTAATTTGTTTTGCTGACAGGGCTCTGAAGTGTGAAGAAATCAGAGTGCCTGCAAGAGAGGGGCAGAAAGAAGGATTTGTCCGGCAATCTGGACTGTTGCAGAAGGGGTTTTGGGAGACCCTTTGGCGACTGGCGAGTAAACCAGGAGCTTTGGGGAGTCAGTGTAAATGGTGGAGTCCTTGATCATTGCGTTAACAGATTGCAAGTTGCAAGGAACGCGGATAACTTGAGAGGTGGTCAAAGTGCCTCCAATGAGGAATCTTTGGCCACCGTAGACGGAGAGGATCTTGGAGGGAGTGGCTGTGGAATTAGCAGGAACCCAGACAACGTCAACGGTGACGGGATTGTCTATGGCAAGCTGAGTAGGAGTGATGGTGAGAAAGAGCTCGACGAGTTTGGCTCGCCTGTATCCAGCAGTGAGCTTGGCAAGAGACTCGGAGGCGGAAAGGCTGACTTGGGCCAGAGTTTCAACAACGCCTACAGAAGTGGCCTCAAACTGGAAGATTTGGCGGATGGAGCCAGCCTGTTCTCCTTCTGGAGCGGACAGAGTGAACCCGGGGGCAGATATGCTGGGCTGCTTGACGGTCACAATTTTTGATTCATCCATTTTGCTATTGAAAACCATGAAGCAATTCAGACTCAAGTGACGAAACTGAGGGATCGTCAGGAAAGCTGCTTATTTTGCTGGCTGAAATGAAGTGATCTCTAGCCTTTTGTGGAAGCATTGAAAACAGAGTTTTTGAGACCCACTTGACTTTGTAAGAGAGTTTCTCAAGATGAGATTCATCAATGGAGTCTAGAGTTAAGAGGAGCTTTTCGCTTCTGGAGCAATGTCGGCAGAAGAAATTGTAAACAGCCGCCTGATAGCAATGAATAGAGTCGGGGATGGCCGACCAGAACTCATGACCAATTGAGTGACCAACGGAAAACTCGCTGAGATAAGAGAGTTTTTTTTCAGGGATTGAGCCATCGTCATGAGCGATCATCAGCTTGGCAAACAAAGCATGTGGATTGCGAACAGCACCAACAGGGGATACATAGTATCCGCAAAAGAGAGGGTAGGCGCTGCAGTGGGTCTTGAACTTTAAGTGGAGGAGATTCTTGATGGCATTCCAGGCTGGGTTGACTGGCGGTTGCCCAGCGACAACGGAATCGTCTCCAGAAACGAGACAAGGAGTAGAGCCCATGGAATACTGAGAATAGATGACAGCCAGATTGTAGTCAGTGTTGTCATCATAAGTGCCTGGCTCGCCTGTGAGCCGCATGCAAGTGAGTGGTCCAAATTGAGTGTCGACATTGGTTTTGAGATGGACGTGCAATTCAATTAGCTCTTTTGGGATCTGGAGTCTTTGCATTTTCAGGACTTCAAGAACAACGGCCTCGCCATGTTGGCTTTGATCAAAGGAGGTGTAGTCGTTCTCAATGTAGACTTGGTGGGAAAGATTGGTCTTGCACCAAATGGAGAGATCAGCTGGAGTTTTCCCGCAATGCTTGTAAATGTGGGCGGGGCAGTCTTTTTGATCAAAGAAGCGCTGATATTTTTTAACTGGGCCAAGGGTGAGAATGACATAATCGTGCATCAAGGCGAGAGTTTGACAGGCTTTCCAGTTGCCAAAGATTGAACCATCATTGACTTTGTGTTGGGACTTGGCGAAAATTTTCACAGAAGTGTAACGCCAATCAGGGTCTGACCGTTCAGCATTGGCCACAATAGTGGCTTTGGTCTTTGAAGAGAGTTGAGCATAGTCATTGATGCAGATGCATTCAGCAAATAGAACTGGATCAAAAGGGATAGATTCTGAGGGGTGACGGTTGTAGACAGAACAGAGCGACTGGAAAAGGTGTTCACCGAGGATGAAGTCATTGGGGGTGAAACAGTACGGAGAAGTGGAAGGCCGAAATCGCAGCCTTTTGTTCACAGAGAGTGGGAGAAGAGTGGAGTCGGTGGCTGGCTTGTGAATGGCGGCAATGAGGGAAGAAGGCTGGCAGGACAGAAGGAATGGTGAATCCAAATAAGGAAACTGAGAGCTGGCATCATCTCGGTAAAGCATTTCCTTGAGGTCAGGGTCATGAGCGGGCAGGAAAAAAGCTGCTAGGTTTTCAAAAGTTTCCTCAGGATAGGCAGGTGTGAAGGGGGTGCCGAAAATGGCGTCACACAGGGAAGTGGAGGGGTCTGATGGCAGTCCACTGACAAGATCGGACTGAAGAATTAATCGAGTTGGGGGCAAATGGAGGACATCAAGACGACGTTCTTCGTTGGAACCAAAAACAGATGAGCTGAAGTGAACGACGTCGCCGTTGTAGTCGACGCTGACATGGGGAGGCTTGGCTCTTGATTCCAACTTGGAGATTTCGCCTTGGGAGATGTCGCCCCCTGTGAGCCGAACTCTGCGAGATTTGATGGGCTCATAGATCTTGGGCAGTGAATCGAACAGGCGAGGGAAGCATTGGGACATGCACACTTCTTGAGATGTGAGAGCGGCGGAAAACATGTAATTGTTGCCAAAGTTGTTGGAGGCAACGGTCAAATTTCCGAGAAACTCCACTCCTTTTTTGGACCTAGTGAGAGCCACAAAAGTGTTGGAGGGGGACAGAAGAACAGTGTGGCGATCCAAAAGGATGGAGACAGGGGTGTCGAACGTCATGCCTTGGCTGCTTGAAATAGTCAAGGCGTGATGTCCAAGCTGGTGCATAGTATCAGCAGTGGAGATGCTGTTCACCAGGTTTTTGCCATTGGGCCTATGAGAGGAGATAGTGGAAATAAAGCCCTCCTCAGAGCTGAAAGTGTGGACGTTGAAAAGACGGGCGATGGACTTGGGGATTCTGTATGACCACCAGCAGTAGCAGTCGATGAACCGAGAAAGTCTAGAAACTTCAGACTGAAGGCGGTTGTTGGATGAGTGTGGGCTGGATGAGTGGTACTCGCCTTGAAGAGGGTCCCCAAGAATAACGACGAATTCAATCGATGGATCGGCGATGATGCTAAGATCCAAATACCCTCGAGGAAGTTTGTAGATTTCATCTATTACCAGAATGGGACCTTTTTTAAGCAGTGAAGACTCCCAGGTGGAGAACTTCCAGAACTCCTCTGGATTGGGTTTCATGTCCGCTTTCCATTCATTACGGAGCTCAGTTGTTGGGCATGAGATGCGGAAATTGCTGAAAGCTCGAGTCTTGAGCAGTTGTTGAAGAGGGTGAGTCTTGCCGCATCCAGGGAAGCCAGCAATGTGGACTAAGTCGACACAACGAGTTCTGGCAACATCACAGATTGAGTCGAGAGCGTAGATTCGCTCACGTGGTGAAGGACCGGATGAGGAGCTTGGAGTATCGATGGTAGAAAGAATGCCATCAAACCCATTTTTCATGTTTGAGATGAGATTTTTGGCATGTGAGAGGGAGGGGCTGAACTTGTGAACCTGTCGAAAGGGAAGATAAGAATCGTTGTACTTGAAACGAAGCATGAGCCGACCATAATCGGTGCAACGATTTGAGTTGGCAGCCTTGGGGGCACCCCCAACAATTCTCCGATAAACAGAGTAATGAGCGGGAGGGCCGAACTCGTGCTTCAGATAGTAACAAGTGGAAGCGTTGGACAAGCCATAGTACAACCAACCTGAAGCAGAAAGAACGTGGACTTGGAAGTGAAGGTGGTAGGACAGAGCTATCAAAATGTCCGAAGAAAGTCCGAACTGATCAACTTCTGGGTTGTGTAGTAGGGAGTCAGGCAAGATTTCTTGGAGAAAATCCCAGAGTTGATCAATGCTGTAATTGGTTGCATCGCTCAGAGCGGCTAGGAGGCAATGCCTGGCTGGAATGGGCAAATGAGAGGAGGGGTGGACTCGGAGACGAGTTTGAAAAGAGGGAGTTTCATGGATGTAAGAGGCAGGGAACAGATCCTCGAAGGGGAGGACCGGACCAGAACAGGTGGGGTCGTTAACCAAAGCACTCTGAGGAGGTTCTGGGCTTGGCGACCTGGGATTCACCACGCTTTCATGCATGGTTAGGGAACCGTCAGGGTTGACGGTGGAGACGAGTGGAAGAGATCCAAAAGAGAGAGAGACTGGGGGAGACAGTGTGGGAGATTCCGCTATGGGGCTGTGAGCAACAGCAGTCTGATCAAACTGAGGCGGAACTGGGGGTGGTGGAGTTGAAGAATGAGAATTGGAGGATTCCAGATGCAGGGGAAGAAATGGATGAATTTCTTCTACTGAGAAGGAGGTCAGTTCCCACTGGAGGTGAAATCTTTGGGGATGGAGGTTGTGGTGGTACAGATCGTGGTAGGACTGGTCCTGAGTGGGGCGGGTCAGATGAAGGAAGGCGAGCAAAACTTCGGGGATCAGACCGAGACTCAGCATGAACTTCCAATTTGGAAGTGGGAGGCTTCCTCTTTTGAAGCCCAGACGGGGGAGAAGTGGGGGTGACGGGTGAAGGGGCGCGCCCAAGAATTCCAGGGCCTGAATGAGAGGCTTTGGGAGAGTAAAAGATTTCCTCTGAAGAATGCGAGGAAAAGCTTTGAGATGGAGAAATGGAACGGTCAAGTGAGGTGGTTTTCTGATGAAGCTGTGTCCGGCAATGGACAAGTGTGAGATTGTTGGAACTGGGATGCGATAGCCCAGCAGCTTTGGGAGAACGAGAAGTGCGGACATGAGGGGCACAGACCGGCTGAATATCAGCATGGAGTGCTGCTTTAAGTAATGGAGAATCTTTTGCAGCGGGTTGTCCAGGAAGAGATACCTGGTCTTTTGGCGGACGTTGGCATTTAGAAGAGCGAAAGTTTGAAGATTGTCCCAGGCGCTTGGAGTTACCCAGGAGTACTGTGGCTTGTTGCTTTGCGTGCGAACAAAGCCTGCTGGATCTGAAGTTCGGAGAGTGCGAACCGCTCTTGTGTAAGTGAAGAGGGAGTTGTACACTTGAACAGGGACAAGCCGATGTCTCAAAGGTTGGTTTAGAAAGGAAGCTGAAGGCAACTCTAGAGCTTCCGGGATTCGGAACGAAGCAAGTGCTGTGGGCACAAGCTGGAACCGGTGAAAGAGATCCGAATTGGATGAAGGAATGTTGGGAGAAACATGGGCAGGGTGCCGTGAGGGAAGCCCCCGTTGTATCAAGATAGAGTGGAGGGGGCCCCAGGAGTCCAATATTGTGACGCTGAGCGTAATGTGATTGCTGGCTATAGAATGAATTTTTAGCCAGCTGAGTGCGCTGAGGGGTTGATTGTACGAACCGGATGAGTGATTTTCCGGCACGTAATGAAGAGTTTGTCCGGAGATCTGATAGGTGTAGATCTCGGGGTGGAGAGAAAGGTCCGTGAAGCTGGACTCTGGTGGGATCACCAAGCTGCAGAACAGTTTCTGAATGTTTGGAGACTTCAGAAAGAGGTCGCATATTTGACTGGGATGGAAGTACATTAGAGCGTCTTGCATGAAGACGGACTCTGTTGTGGGAAGAGTGGTGGAGGTGGTGGGATACCGGACGGTGTCTGATGACGTGAGCCGGTAATTTTTTAACTCCTGGAAATTGGGGTTTTTCCGTTGGAGCTTTTGAAACTTCGAGGGTTTCATGAAGAGGACTGTGGAGGGAGTGACACAGAGGAAGCTCCAGTGTTGGTGTAGGAGAAAAGTCTCCAGAGTTTTGTGGATGGGGTGAGGGTGGGGCATAGTCCCGAAGGATGAAGCCGGTATCCCCTGGTTGTTCAAGAAAGGAAGAGCCTCTTTTGGAAGAAGCCATGGATAAGTTTCCAGAGAATCCTGGAGAGGTCGAACGACCGAAGTTAGAATTGGATGAGACACAGCATCTCGATGTGTGGTCGAGTTGAGTGCTTCTAGGGCTGACTGAAAAGCCATTTGCCATTAACTGACGGACCGAGGTGGGTCAGTTGGGAAAGAAGATTCGTTAGGCTCAGAAGAGGGTAACGAGTAGAAGGGAAGAAAGGTAAAGAACAAGGTTGCTGAAGAGCAAGGTGTTGTTCTGGATAATTAC